CAAGATATTCGAGGTAACGTGTGAGAACATTGAAAAGTGTACTCAACATGTGAGAATTGCTAAGTGGCTACGCGAATGTTTGGAAGACGATGGTTTACTTGAACCGATTAGGCTAATGGTTCGCCATGTAACTGATAAACAAACAGGCGAAACTAGAAAGATGTACTCAGCCGATAAGACTGTTCGGGCGAACATGTTGATAGGCCATAAAGAAAGCGCGTTCCATTTACCCGCTGACATTTTTGAATTCTTAGGCTTGATGGATGAAGCAGGAGGCTCGGCAACTGCCAAATTTAAACGTATGGATCAACGGGCTAACAGAGCCGATGACCGCGTTCGTGGAGCTATGCGATATGCGGGTGCGCCATCGACCATACGCTACAGCTCATTGGGCTTACAAGTTCACAACTTTAGACGCGATGTTATAAACACCAAAGATGATGGCTTTGAACCGCAGTTTGTTATCGACCAGATACTACGCGGCGAGATAATGAAGGACAAAAAGGGCAAGCCACTCCCAGTGATGAACACATTAGGCCGATTGTTACGCAGTGCCATTATCCCAGAGAAAGGTAAAAAACTTGTTGTTGGTGATTGGGCTTCAGTCGAAAGTAGAATGACAGCATGGTTGTCTGGTGATGAAACTAAGTTAAATCTTTTCAGAAAAGGTGAGGACGTTTATTGCCATGAGGCAAGCAACATCTTTAACAGACTTATCACTCCTGAAGACAAGTATGAGAGATCTGTTGGTAAAGTGACCGACTTGGCATTAGGTTTCCTTGGTGGTGTTGGTGCATTACTATCAATGGCTACTCAGTACGGTGTCTATATTGATCCTGCAAAGGCCCAAGATATCGTTGATGCGTACCGCGCAGCGCACCCAAAAATTGTTGCATTTGGCAACGCTTTAATGGCTGCTGCCAATCGTGCAGTGACATATCCTGACAAATGGATCGTTGTTGGCAAGGTAGGCTACTACTTTTGTTCATCTGATAGAGCGTTGTACTGTCAGCTACCGGGTAACAGGAACGTCCTACGCTACCCAGACTGCCGTTTTGAACTTAGACCTATGCCTTGGGACAAGAATGAGCTAAGACCGCAGCTAACGGCTTTAAAAGCGGCTTTCACGCCGAAAGCAGGGGCTAAAGAGTGGGCGCGTCATGGTTTATGGCGTGGTGTCATGCTAGAGAACGTGGCTCAGGCAACTTGTGCCCAACGGCTTAGAGAATGCGAACACGAATGCGACCACCAAGACTTGTCTGTTATCTTCACGGTGCATGATGAAATTATCTTGGAGGAAGAAATTGCCAAGGCCGCAGAAGCCAAGCGCAAGCTACAAATTATCATGGAGTTTGTACCAGACTACTTAAAAGGATTGCCATTGGTGGCAATACCAACAATCATGACGAGGTACGGAAAATGAATAAAGATACTCCCGCAAATTCAGCCGTTGTAGGTATGAATCTATACGCAAAAGGTGAAACAAAATACGAGATAATGTTCAGGTCGGTATTGGCTGGCCTTTGTGCCAACAGTAGAACAACAAAAGAGCTTGCATGTGATGGTACTATTGTGTACTACGCGAAAGTGATAACGGATTATGCCTTTGAGGAATTAGAAAAACGAGAAGGTGAATAACGCTTGACAAATCGGGCGTAATGCCCGATATTAAGGGAGTGACATTTTAACAAGGATTATGTAATGAGCGAAACTAACGAGATCCCGTATTATAAACTACAACTACAACTGGGATGGTCTAACGCACAAGCGGCAGATTTCTTTAAAGTCAATGTAACAACGGTCAGACGGTGGCGTAAAGATAAAATTTCAGCACCAGAGGCTGTCATATTATGTCTTAGGAGTTTAATTTCAGGAAAACCTATCAAGCTCCCCAAATTTTAGCGAGTAACCTATGAAATATTTTAAGAAAAAAGATTTTGACTGTAAGCAAACAGGCGAGAATGATATGAAGCCTATGTTTCTTATGCGGTTGGATGTTCTACGTGGCATGTGTGGCTTCCCGTTCATCGTTATTAGCGGGTTCAGGTCGGTGAAGCATTCGGCAGAAACAAAGAAGGCTAAACCCGGTCAGCATACTAAAGGGATCGCAACCGATGTTCAAGTGCAGAATGGTATTCAGCGTATGATAGTAGTCAAGTTCGCCTTGGCTATGGGCTTTAGAGGCATTGGTGTTGGCAAGAATATAGTCCACCTTGATGATAGGGAAACAGTACCTGTAATGTGGGTGTATTGAAATGAGTAGGCGATGCAGGTTAATATGTTTGGGACTGATATTTATTATAGGAGTGGTAGCGGAAATAATGATGTGGCTTTAACCATTATCAATAAGGGGTTAGGTATGAACTGTTTAGATGCCTTAGTAGAAAACGCATTGTCGGATTATGAAATGTTTAAATTTTTAAAAGAGGAAGTGAAACGGCTTAATGAAGAAAATCACAGGTTACAAATGAAGAACCAGATGGCATATACCTTTGGGTATGAAGATGCTTATCGTGGCCTTAAATTTGACCACAAATTTAAAATAGATGATCTGGATGGTGAGAAATGAGCCTTATTAAAAACGTAAAACGCTTAGGTATTATTTTACATATAGTAGTATTTCTTTGTACTTTTGCGATATTGACAGGGGATCTACCCCAGTGGCTATTGGGGGTTAATATCCTCATATTAATAACAGTATCGTTTCTTGTTGGCTTTTTAGCCGCAGTTCGTAGCATATCAAGTCGTGTTATCCGAAAAGCTGAAGCTAAGGCCGATGAACTAACTCAGGAAAATCGCCGTGAGAAATAAAGTTGATTACATGAACCCCGATTATACGGAGATTTTTCTTGACCGTCAGCGTAGGCTAGCTGATCTAAGGTCGAACCCTACGATATTACAAGCGATGAAAATTCATTACCGTGAGAATCCGTGGGACTTCATCAATGACTGGGGTATGACATTTGACCCCAGAAGACTTGACGATGGCTTATTCCCTAACATCCCGTTCGTGATGTGGGAAAAGCAGGAAGATTTTTTGAAGTGGATGATGGGCCAATGGCGCAGCAAAGAACAAGGACTGGTCGAGAAGTCCCGCGATTGTGGGGTGACTTGGTTGGCAGTAGGTTTTTGTTGTGCTTGCTGGTTATTCATTCCGGGTTTCAGTGCTGGCTTTGGTTCGGCATTGGAAGATAAGGTTGACAAGAAGGGTAATCCTGATTGCATCTTTGAAAAAATTAGGTTCTTTATACGGAACATCCCTAAAGAGTTTCTACCTAAAGGCTACGTAGAACGGGTACACAGTGGTTTCATGAAGCTGGTTAACCCAGAAACAGAAGCTACTATCACAGGGGATTGTGGCGATAACATTGGTCGTGGTGGTCGTAAGTCTATTTGGATAATAGACGAAGCTGCATTCATCGAACGTCAGTTGTTAGTTGACAATTCACTATCGGCAGCTACCAACTGCCAGATTGACATTAGTACCTACAATGGTAACGGTAATCAATTCTACAAAAAGTCAATGAAATTCGATGGTACGCCCCATAAGTTTATCTTTGACTGGCGCGATGACCCGCGTAAGGATGATGTGTGGTATGCCAAACAAGTCCGTACCAAAGATCCAATCACAGTGGCACAGGAAATAGATCGTGACCCGAATGCTTCAGCAACCGATATGTTCATACCTAGCAAATGGGTGAACGCCGCAATTGATCTTCACAAGTTACTCAAGATACCTGCAACTGGTATTCGCGTAACAGCATTTGATCCCGCAGATACGGGGGATGCGAAAGCAATTGTGTGTCGGCATGGCTACGTAGTGACAATGGCTGACACGAAAATTGACGGTGACATAACTAACGCGATACCGTGGGCTTATGAACAGTCATTCTATCATCAGTCGGATATTTTAACCTACGATGCCGATGGTATGGGTGCGCCAACAATGAAGTTGACGATGGAATCTTTTGCAGGGGGCCGATTACAAGTGCTACCCTATTATGGTTCAGGTGCGATTAGGGATAAAGAAAAGCGTTATGGTCAAAAGCCCGGAGAGCCAATTGATAAGACCCTCAAAAAGAATAAAGATAAGTTTGTCAACTACAGGGCACAAATGGCAACGCACTTGAGAGATCTGTTTGAAAAATCTTATGAGGTCAGACAACAAATTGAAGCAGGTGGCGTGGCAATTGGTGTCAACGTAGACGAACTCATTTCTATTGACTCGTCGTGTGTTCGGCACTTTGAGCTAGTTGCTGAATTGTCAAGGCCAAAGAGGATATTCCAAATTAACAGCGGAAAGATCCAAGTCGAGTCTAAGAAAGAAATGAAGGCGCGGCATATTGATTCGCCAAACTTATTCGATGCCTGTAAGATGGCATTCGCCGCAAGGCCACAAGACCTTAACGCCAGTAAAAAGAAAGATGTTAGAGTACGTAGTATTAGAGCAAGAGATCCGGGAGTAGGAATGTGAACACAATTAAAATTAAAGAGTATCCGTATGTGTTTAAGCACATAGCGGGTTGTGGAGGTGATGCGTATTTTGTAGACCATAAGCCAAAGAAAAATCAAGCGGTATTGGCTAAAACACTCATAAACATAGATGGTAGTCCAGTACCCCAGTGTAGCTATGCTAAATGTGGTACTTGCAAAAAGTCAATTTACTTAGACAGTAAATTCGTTTATAGCAGAGACGAAGAACTTCAGCACTATCATTTAACTAGAACCCTTAAATAGATGGAGAACTTCTAATGTACTCAGACCTGAGATTAGGTATCAACAAAGAAGCAAAAATTGTTGATAGAGAAAAAGCCAAAGCGTTAGCACTTCAGGCTATAAGAGCTGAATGGAACAAAGACTACCTCGTAGCAGAATTCAAATGGATATGTACTTTAAGATACTGCCGACCTACCAACGAACTGTTATGCACAAATCGTGCTGAAACATGCCGAAAGGTGTCAGCTAAAAAAGCTACGTTAATTTTTTAATCGGAGATCACCATGATAAATTTTGAATTTTTATCAGCACCTAATGGAGCTAGTGATTGTGAAGTCCTTGAGTGTTGCGGTACAACCTGTAACAAAAATAAGGCAATAATGCAAATGGTGGAGTTAAAAGACCACGTTGCAGACCTCACTTCAAAAGTGGCACTACTAACTTTATATGTTCGCTTCCAAGCCATCGAATTAAACGATGCTCCACCACTGGATATAGGCGATGTTAACGCGATGATACAGTTTCTAAAAGACGATGCTGCGCTTGACTATCTGCCAGATCACCAATTAGCCCACTACGTTAATTACTTTAGATCTTTGTTTGAGGGAGTTAGCCATGCACACTAAAAATAGAAAGAAGCTACGCAAAGCTGAAGGCGTGGTGAATGCCGACAGTACGATCAAGGGTTTGAGGAAAGCTCTTTCAGAACAGGAAAAGATTATTAACAATTTTGTCGTGCATAACGCCGAACAGGGAAAGATGATAATGCTACTCAAGCCCATATACGTGTTAGCTCGACGTTACCTGATTAGTGAAATGGATCATGGTTTTGCAATGAGTCAAGGTGGTATAAAAAAGGTACGTAAAGACCTTAAAGAAGCCATCACTGAAAAGGAAAATGCCAAACTAATTATTGACTAATCCTTTTTAGTAACTCGTTTATACGCTGCCGCTTGATCACTAACCATCTTGGTCAAGCGGTTTTTCATGACTGTCAATCTGTCAATCTCAGTGCGCTTATCCCATGAACTCATAGTAGACAAGTGGATAACTTCTACCCGTTTGGTTATCTTCTGAAGTTCCTTGTTTTGCTTGTTGTACCATTTACGCATAGCCACCAAATTTTTGTTAGCTTCTAACAGCTCAATCTGTTTTTCCAGATCACCACGTTTCTTCGCATCACGGATATCCATGTAAGCTTTGTTAAGAGTTTTCATTTGGTCGTAAAACTCAGTGGTGTACTTGGTACTGCGAGGCGGCATTGTTTTAACCAATGCTTTTATGCCGGGGTACTCAGTCCATTTGGTAGCTGGCTGACTTGGTGCGTCAGTTAGTGGACGGGATACTAGCATATCCGTACCCGCCAGAACTGTTGCGCCTATCCATCCTAAGTAGCCTTTCACCATGTGTTCCATTTGAACAGGGGATAGCTGGTTAGCCCAAGGGATATTTTCAAATCCTTTAGCGACACCTATCATAGTTTCACTAGTCCATGCTTTCCTGATAGTGGATGCCGATGCGCCCGATAATCTAGCATAAGGAGATTCAATAGGTCTTCCTGTAAACAGGTTCTTATTGATCCCTACTTCTAACGCGGGTACGAAGACTTGAGGTAATGGGTTAAAGGCCAAGGTATCCCTAAGTGTATGGCCTAAACGTTCGGCAAATAAAATGCCGTGAGTTTCATCTTCAATGAGTACCTTGGCTACAGATTCTGCCAAGAACGCGATAGCCCCAACTTCAAACGGACGAGGGATGCGGAACATAGTTTCATTGCCCGGTATTTTGAAGTGGTGGTACGCTGATAGCTCCCACTCCTGAAGTGCCTTGTAATCTTCGTCATCTTTCATGGCGAGGTATAGCCCAATTGAGGCAACAGAATACATACCGATAACAGCTTTGAACTTGGTCGCTTCGAGTGGGTTTATCCACTCTTTCATAGTACCGGGAGCTGCCCTAGCTAGTTTGTCAATACCTTGTAATCTGGCATTTAAGAATGGTGAAAGTTGTGCAATAGCTCTTACACTTGTCATTGATCCAGTTCTAGTGAAGTCAAGATGATCACGCGCTTTAAAGGTAGCACTCAATCTATCGTCACCCCTTGCTAGCATTTGAGCGTAGTCTGCAGCACGGTTAACATTTTCTAACCTAGCACCGAACTCTTGGTAAGCGTCCCAGACCTTCATGAACTTTGCAGGAGTATCAAGGATGTTCATATCTAAAAGTTTTGTTGGCTTTAATTCTTTTTTAAGCTGCTTTTCTAATGCTCGTTTTACTGCTTTTTTATCAGAGCCGTGGATGTAACCAGACTCACCGAACAAAGCACCCCCTGCTTTCATGGAGGCTTCCAACTGAGATCCTTTTTTGGTTGCCTTGAAACCTTCTTTTATATTGGCAAAGACATTGAGGTTTATATCGGTAACTGCCGTTGCGTGAATTGTATCGCGCAGCAAGTTCTTGATTTTGAATTCTGGTGCAGCAGTCACACCAATCGTTAGGGCACGTTTAAATTTGCGACCAATTTCCATTGCTCGACCATTCAACCCTTCCCAGTTTAGAGACATTAACGCCTCTAATACCAAGGGTTCGCTAACTGAATACCAGACCTCTTGCCCGTCTTTTTTAATAAACACATCAGCGTTAGCTGATCCTTTGGCTACTTGCACTGCAGCACCAGTTTGTACCGCAGCGTCTAAGGCTTTGCTTCCTGCTTGGTTTCTTAGCGATGCTGAAATAAGATGTTCCCAGTTCAACATTACATTGGTCATGAGATCCCCAATATTTTCAGTACCACCTTTCAATTGCTTGGCTGCTTGCTGTCCGACTAGGCCACTATTACCCATGCCGCGTGGCCCTTTAACATGTTCTTCTTCTTGCAGTATGCGGTAGAACGGTAGGTAGAACCCGTCTTCTCTCCAACGGTCAGCTTCTTCAGAACTAACTAGGCCAGTCTTAACCGCTACCTGAACGATAGATGCCTGAATCCTTTCAAAGTCTTTTCGTGCTTGCTCGAATGATTCTTCATTACCTACATTCAACGCCCGACCAGCATTAATATCACCTTGGGTAAACAGATGTTCCCTGCCCTCTTTCATTAATTTGTTGGCCCTGTTAGCAGCCATCCAGTGAGTCCACTTCTCAAGTTGATCACCTAATGGTGCAAGAACTTGGACTAAACTCTTTTTGCTAATGTCAACATCCATTACGCCATCTTCGCGCATGTGGAGTTCCCCACCGACAACAGCCTGTTCAATCGCGCCGGGAGCTGAATGGGTAAGCTGTGACAACATCCATGATTTAGGGTCATTTAAAATTTCTTTAAACGATGCGAACTGATCCACTACACGCTGTCTGAATTTTGTCTTGGCTTGGTGCTTTGCTTCATCCATACGTTTCTTAAAATCTTTAATAGGGTTGCCAGAAGTACCTATCTTTTTAGCAAATGCTTTTTGCGCGGGAGTGTAGCCCTGTTCCTCAAGTGAGAATAATCCTATCTCTCGTTTTTCGCTTGCGCCTTTCAAGCCACCAATCATCCGCTGAAGTTCAGACTCAGTTTTCTCAGTTGGAGGTAGACCTTTGGCAAATGCAATCTCGTCACTCAGGCTAAATTCATCAGCCCCAGTTACGCCGCCTTTACCAGCTATCTCAGTTTCGTATCCAGACACTTCATCGTGTGCCGCGTTAACAAAGTCTTCCAATGCTTTAGTGGTCGCATCTTTGGAAAACATCCCTTGCTTCATATATTTCTGGCGTGATGCAGTAATAGAGGCAACATTATCTTTACTTAATGCTTTACCTGCTAGTTTCATGCACTTGGCTAATGAACTCATAATAAATATTTCCTTATGATGTTAAGGATGACTAGTATTTCTTCGTCTTCTCTGACTATGGTAGCGAATAACTCAGCCTGAAGTCTAGCTTTCTCAGCTCGAAGTCTAGCTTTCTCAGGATAGAATGTTTTACCGAATTGAATTTTTTCTACTACGGGGGCATCCGCGCCTATCTTACCAGCGAACGAACCGTAGAGGCTGCGTGGCCCCCCGTATGCGCCTAGTCGAGTGATAGCCGCCATTAGACAATCACATAAGCGTCACCAGCACCAGCCGGGCCACCGACTACAGCCGTAAAGGTGAAGGTCTTGGTTGTGCCATTGTAAGAGGTGATATCTGTTGCTTGTAGGGCCAGTACGCCAGTCCTCCAAATGATAATGCGACCATTAAAGTGATCGTCAGTTGCTTCAGTTAACGCGCTGTCAGCCATAGTGGTTGCTGTTGGTACACCTGTTGCAGTCCCTAAGACTAAGGTTTCAAGAGAAGCTTCTAAGTTATCAGCCGCTGCGCTATCACCTGAAATAGCTGTCACGTTTGCCGTAACCTGATTGGTTACAGTAGTCACGGTTGCCACGGTATCAACAGCAGGGTCAAAGTAATCAGCCGAGGCTATTGTCCGAGCGTTGAACTCAGCAACAGTTGGAATGTCAGCGATAGCCGCTGTATGGTCTACATAATTAGCTGCGAGTAACGCACTATCAGTGCCGCGCATATCGGTATTAGTTGTGACCACATCTACAGCACCACCTGTGGTGTTTATACTCGCTTCAGCCATCCGTGCGTCAAGAATAGTATCTAAGCGACCCGCGTTAGTCCAATCAGTTTGTAATTCATTGGTGTCTACCAGTATGTCGCTAATGTTGGCTTCAGTAATCGTTACATTGCCTGAGTTATCGGTTATCTTAACGTCACCTGCAATAGTTGCAGTACCGCCACTACAGTTAGCGTTTAAGATAAGTGATGCTTGACCTGTTAGGACTAAGGTATCCACAGAAGTCATGTTCTGGATTTCAATTCTGCCGCTATATCCTATCAATTCCAGCGTTGTTGGTGTTGCTCCGTCACCTGCCATATCTATAATAGGAACGGTAGTATCGAATTCAAAGCAATCCCAAGCCAAATATTTGTCTTCTGCTGACAATACTGTTGTGCCTGTAAAACCACATTGAAGGAAGTTACATATACCTACAGTGGCATCCTCTACTTGGCATAGCTCAAATACGCCTCTTGTAGTTGCAGTTCCTATACCAGTAACCGCTGACCTCATGAATACAGATCCGCTTATATCTTGACTGTTTAATGTTATCAAAGCAGCACTAATAGGGACGAATAACCAGTCTGTATAAGATTGGTCTAGCGAGAAAACACTCCCCCCTGTAATATTGAATTTTCTTATATTTTCAAGGTTAGCAATGGTTCTTGCATCCGCCAATACAGATGATGGATTTGTTGATGTTCCATTAACCCCGGCAATAGCACCTGCAGTACCATTAGTAGTGTCAACGAAAACGAACCCGTTATCATACCCACCATTATTTACAGTTGAATGTGCTTGAGCGGGTAAAACTTCATACACGCTAGTCGCATCAGGGTTTGTAAGCCATGCGGGGGTTACTGTTAACGTGTCAGTTGAGGCGGTAGAGCCTGTTATTATTGCCTCTTGTCCTAGTCCTAGTCCTTTGACTAGTAGCACTTTAGCTCTTTTAAATTGGTTATCGGTTGTTACGTCACCCACGGCTAGCTGAATACTGTTATTACCTCCTGACTGTGCAGTACCTTCTGCAAATTTAGTTGTCGGGATCTGTCTAAGTCTTTGACCTGAAGAATTGGTTACGTTATGCGTTGCGCCTGTTAACACTTCATCCCATATAAGATCAATGCTAGCCTCATTTAAAGTGATATCGGTAAGACCTGCGCCAGCCACACCAATTCTAGCGAAGCTATCACCAGTTTGAACAGTGTGACCAGTCAAGGTCGCAACGTTCGTCACGTTTACCACAGTGTCAGCCGCTGGATCAAAGTAACTAGCGGATAGTATTGTCCGAGCGTTGAACTCAGCAACAGTTGGAATGTCAGCGATAGCCGCTGTGTGGTCGGCAGTTTGGGCAGTGTGACCAGTGAGGGTAGTAGCTGTATTAACAAGATTTGTTGTGGTCGAAGATAAGTTAACTGAAGTAGCTTGACCTTCAACATTGGCCCAGTCAATACCTGCTGCGCCTGTTGTGGTTACATCCAAGCTACGTCCAGCTACTGTTGGGAAAGATAAGTCATCTGGTATTCTGACACTGACTCTAAATTGTAAGTTGATCTGTTTTGAACCAGCGTTGGTGAAGGTAATAGACAACAACCCTACAGTATCTGAATGCGATGTAGATAAGGGTATAGAGTACCAGCCATTTTCTAATTCGGTAATCACCACGGTCATCGCTCCGAACGCCGCGCCATTTTTGGAAATGCGTTTTGTGTAGCTGCCATTGGTCAGCCCAGTAACAGCATCACCCGCAACATCATGTACAAAAAACGGTACAGTTATCGCTGTACTTTGCTTGATAGGATACATCTAGTTAACCCTCCCAAAGACTCTTGAAAATACAAATCTTGATATAGACCGAGATTGTTCGATTAAATTATTCGCTGCAGCCGCTGTGGTCACAACAGTACGTTGGCGCGGATACAGTTGGTAAGTAATGTGCGCCCCCGTAAAAGCTGCTGCATGGTTCTTATGGTAAATTATCATTTAGAAGTTACCACCGTAACAAAGGTATCGTCTGGTGCGCCCGGAGTACCGCCCGTACCTACGAACCTGAAGGTAATTATCTTACCATTCATATCTGCAGCACTTGCATCGTATTGATAAATGCCGTTGGCTACTTCTGCCAAAGTGCCTGTGCCAGCTCCAAATGCGCTACCGTCAATTGACCGAGTAACCGCAGTACCAGTAGCCCCAGTAACAGGAGTCACATGGTCAGATGCTGCAACAAACAAGAATTCAATATCAGGGAATGCGATGTTAGTAGGAGGTAATATCAAGTCGGCAATTGACTGATCGCCAGCCGTACTTAACGCGTATCCAGTTTTGTCATTGTTAGTTGTCAAGTTAGTTGCGGTAGTCGTAGTGGTAACGAGATCGACAGCACCACCAGTTAGATTAATTGATGCTGCGAGTAACGCACTATCAGTACCACGCATATCGGTATTGGTTGTAGTGGTTGCGGTCAAGGTAACTAAATCAATTGCCCCTGCGGTTGTATCAATTGAAGCTTCAGCCATTCTTGCATCCAATATAACATCCAACCTACCGCCGTTCTGCCAATCATTCATTACTAATCCAGCAGTGTCGGCAGTAACATGCCCTGCCATAGTTTCATCCCAAATCAAATCAACACCCGCTACGCTTAATGCGTAACCTGCCTTGTCATTATTGGTAGTTAAGTTAGTCGCGGTAGTCGTAGTGGTAGTTAAGTCACACAAATCGACGTTAACAACTGCACCCGCTAAGGTTGTTATAGCCCCAGAACTTACAATATCTGTTGCTGCTATGTCATTTAGCGCAGTTACATCCGTATTAGTTGTAGTGGTCGCAACGAGGGTAACGTTCGCCACGGTATCAGCCGCTGGATCAAAGTAGTTTGCAGCTACAATTGTCCGAGCTTCAAATTCTGAGACTGTTGGAATATCGGCTATCCCCGCTGTATGGTCAGCAGTTTGAGCAGTGTGTCCAGTTAAAGTGGTAACTGTATTAACTAGGTCAACATCACCATGAGCATGAATCTCATAATCTTGTACGACAACCGCCTGAGTAAGAGCAGGGGCAAAGGTAACAGTATTTGTTGTGAAGTTAAATCCAGTGATTAAACGAGCCTGACCTAGAATGTTACCACTAGTAAAGACGATTAAACCGCCTTTGAAGAAATCGGTATCACCTTCAGTTCGTGCCGCGTCAACCATTGTGGTTGTTGAGCCACTATCTGCTGTACCAGAAACTAATGCGCCCGGTACGCCATCAGTACCACGCATATCGGTATTAGTTGTGGTGGTGTCACATAAATCAACATTAACAACTGCACCCGCTAGCGTTGTGATAGCTCCGGCACTTACGATATCTGTTGCCGCTACATCATTTAACGCAGTTACATCTGTGTTAGTTGTGGTAGTCGCAACGAGAGTAACGTTCGCAACAGCATCAGTAGTTGGATCAAAGTAATCCGCTGAAAGTATAGTTCTTGCATTAAATTCAGCAACAGTTGGAATATCGGCTATTCCCGCTGTGTGGTCGGCAGTTTGGGCAGTGTGCCCAGTTAAGGTTGCAACGTTGGTCACGTTGACAACTGTATCCGCTGCAGGGTCAAAGTAATCCGCTGAAGCTATAGTCCTTGCATTAAATTCTGAAACTGTAGGTATGTCAGCTATTCCCGCTGTGTGATCCGCAGTTTGGGCAGTGTGCCCAGTAAGAGTTGTGACGGTAGGGATAACAGCACTGGTATGAGTAATGCCTTGTAACTTAACATCGCCTGTTGCTGCTGGAAGATAGACTAAATCGTAAACAGTTTCTTCAATGACTTGACATTCTAACCAAACAGGTAACGCTCCCGCGACCTTCACTGAGATCATAAGCTGACCGACTGTGCCAGTATCTGTGGCATCTAGGGTTATTGAATAGAACCCATTAATCCTGTGAGTACCCCCACCAGAATTTTTATCGACACTCGCTGCACCATCTTTCATCAGTTTAATATCGGTATTAGCAATCGTTAAACCTGTCTCAGCAGTCTTGAAATCTGTGTCATCGACAAATGCCCCAATAACAATATCTTGGGACGCTGTTGATTGTTTTAGTATAAAGCTCATTATCGCATCATCCTATGGTAATTTATTGGGTGTCCAGCACCAACCGCTGTAACCGTATGTGTAGGGGTTGCTACAAGAGGACTGCCACTAGTTGTTAAACTAGCCGCTGGAATTGTCCAAGTGATTGTCTCAGTTTCTGCCGTATTATAAGTTGCAAACGCTGGAAGTGTTATTGTTGCAACAGTATCACCAACAGATAATACTACATCTGTGTTATCTAAGGCTGTTTTTATTAGGCTATCCCACTTATTAGCACCTGTTTTATCCGAGTCCGAACCACCAGCAATAGCATCTTCACTAGTCGTACCTGTTACAAATGTATCACCTATTAAGGTAATTATAATTGTTTTACCACCAGTAACAATATCATCTTCAGTTTGGGTAGGTACAGCAGTACCTGTTAAGGTTGCATTAAGACCAACCGTTAATATTTTCTCATTATATAGGGTTGATGTGATGTTTTGATAGACATAGGCCAGTACGGTATCAGCACCGCGAACGTAGATGTTAGCGGATACCTGATTAATGGAAACACCGTCAAGTTCTTCCGCTTCGGTAGACCATGTAGCACCTTTATCAGTAGAAGTTGAGTACCATAAATCATCAGTATCATCAGCATTTGACCAAAGCACATGGAGTGAATCATCGGCAGTGTCTATTGCTAGCGTTGTTACAGAAACATCATTATTTAATTTTATACTATGTGAGCTATCTGCGTATTCTGTAAAAGCGGCATCTACGACTAGGTCATTACTACCATCTTCTTTGAGGCGTATAAGTTTACCGAATCCTTCACTAAATGCTTGACCCATACAAAAACGTATTTTCTCAGTTCCCGCATCGTCCCAAGATATACCGTTTTGTAGTCCTAATAATCTTGCACCACTGTCTTCGGCTGTACTCACAATAGTTGATAAAACATCTGATGGGTCTATGGTTCTCATGTAGTTTCTAAGCCACAAAGCAGGTGGATCAGCGGTATTTGTAGTTTGTTGGAAGTTGACATGGATATTATCAGTACCACTTGCCTTCACACAATTTGGGTTGCCGTAGTGGATATCACCAGCAGCATCTAAAGCAGTTGGGCCATCCCACGTACCGCCATTACGAATGTTAACATCGACACGTTCTTTCTTGCCACCCATTACTTGGTCGGTATCACCAGAATAAACGACTTTTACAACTCCTGTTGATTCTACTGCTACTGAAATCCAAGGGACTGTAGGAGCGTTGTCAGGAACTTCAATTGCTTCAAGTACGTTATACGTGTCATCAGACATATCGAAAGAGACATAGACGTACCTTGATGCAGCGGGTTCCCACCAAACCATGTGTAGTATGTCACCACTTTGTACGGCAGACATCGTAGTGGCAGGGTCACTTGATGATGCCCCAGTATCTTGCACTGTCCACGAATCCGTAGGATCTGTAGCTTTAAATACTCTATGTGTTCCTGTCGCATCTATACCTACAGCATAGAAATTACCTCCACTAGACTTAAATGGTGGTGTATGTCCAGCTATTTGAGATGCCGATACTATCGTTGTTGGCAGTGCCATTAGACCACCTTCCTATAATCGCCCACGACGATTATGATGTGGCCTGTAAAGGTAGCCCATTCTTCAGCGGTCTTGGCATTTGGCAGTTTGTTCTCACGCAATATGTGAGCGATGTTAACCCCAGTCCACTTGTCAACTTCAACTTTCCAAGCTAACAATTCGGCATCTGTAAAATCGGTGAGCATATCTTCGGTGATAACCCAAGTAGGGTTTTGTTGGCCTAGTTCTTTTTTGACAGCATTGCGAGACTTAACAGAAAGTAAGTCTTCTTTTAGAACAATTTGTTTGGCCTTTGGTTCAGTGGTAAAGGCATAGTTCTTAACTTCCAAACCATGACCTATTAATGGGTCAAAACCTGCCGCTATAATAGCCGCATCTATCTCGGCTTCTTCAGTATCACCTTTAGTAGTGTCAACGTAATCTGAGATATCAACGCCTACAGCGGTGCAGCCTGTGAGGGCAATGAGCTTTTCTACTCCCCATCCAAATCCAGCACCAGCGACTACCACCCGGTCAGATGATGTGATACCTAATAGTGGCTCAACAGCAACCCAACGCGGATCAATGTAATCT